CGCATCGAGGTCGTCATCGTTGACCCGAAGGCATGACGCCACGCATCCACGTCCCCAGGGCATTCAAGCCGCTGCTGGAGCCAGCGCGCTACAAGGGGGCGCATGGTGGCAGGGGTTCCGGCAAGAGCCACTTCTTCGCCGAGTTGCTGGTGGCCAGGTGCCTGCAGCAAAAGACCGATGCAGTCTGCGTGCGCGAAGTCCAGAAGTCCCTCGCCCAATCCGTCAAGAAGCTGCTGGAGTTGAAGATCCACGCGCTGCAGGTGGCCGACCGCTTCGATATCAAGCAGGACTTCATCGGCACGCCCTACGGCGGGCGCATCATCTTCCAGGGCATGCAGAACCACACAGCCGACACGATCAAGTCGCTGGAAGGCTATGACGTGGCCTGGGTGGAAGAGGCGCAGACGCTTAGCCAGCGATCCCTCGACCTGCTGCGCCCGACGATCCGCAAGGAAGGCAGCGAGCTGTGGTTTTCGTGGAACCCGAATGCCGAAACAGATCCTGTCGATGTTCTGCTGCGTGGAGAATCTCCGCCACCTGGAAGCATCGTCATTCAGGCCAACTATCGGGACAACCCCTGGCTGCCGGACGTGCTCAAGGCCGAGGTCGATTACGACCAGCGCCGCGATCCGGACAAGTTCGCCCATGTCTGGCTGGGCGGATACCAGCGCAACAGCGAGGCGCGCGTCTTCCGCAACTGGCGCATTGACGAGTTCGAGGCGCCTGTGGGAACGGTCTTCCGCCTGGGGGCCGACTGGGGCTTCTCGGTCGACCCTTCCGTCCTGATTCGTTGCCACCTCGATGGGCGGCTGATGTACGTCGATTACGAGGCGTACATGGTCGGCTGCGAGATCGACCAGTTGCCGGAACTGTTCGATGGCGTGCCGGATGCGCGGAAATGGTTCATCACCGCCGACTCTGCCAGGCCGGAGACGATCAGCTACATGCGCAAGCATGGCTATCCAAAAATCAATGCCGCCATCAAGGGCGCCAAGTCTCTGGAAGAGGGCGTCGAGTTCCTGAAGTCGTTCGACATCATCGTGCATCCGCGCTGCACGCATCTGATCGACGAACTGACGATGTACAGCTATGAGGTGGATGACCTGACCGGCAAGGTGCTGCCGAAGTTGAAGGACAAGGACAACCACGTCATTGATGCGCTGCGCTATGCCTGCGAAGGCGTGCGCCGCGTGGTGAAACAGAATGCCCAGCGCGCAACCGTTGCGGTATCCGATTACGAACCGTTCAACACCTGACGAAAGGAGTACGACCATGGGATCAATATTTGGCGGCGGCAGCAAATCACCCGATCCCCCGCCGCCCCCGCCGCCCCCGGCACCCGTGCCGACGCTGGACGAGTCCAAGATGCGGCAGCAGTCGGCTGATGATGTGCGCCGCCGCCGTGGCCGTCGTGCCTCCGTCCTGACAGGGGATGAGGGTGTGGGCGACACCCCGACCAATACCCGCACCCTGATCGGATCATGAGGCTGTCAGAAGCCCGCGCCCTGGACGAACAGGGCAAGCTCGCCCGCAAGGTGCTGACCGAGGAAGGCTGGTACATCCCGCGCTACACGGCAGCGACCGCGCCATTGCCGGACGCGGCCGCGCCCCCACCGCCTCGCATCCTGCCGCCCAAGCGGACGAGGAAGACGAAGGAGAAGTAAGCCATGGCCGACTCACGCGCAGACGACATCATCCGCCGCCAGGATCAGCTTCGCTCGGCGCGCTCGAATTGGGAAAGCCTCTGGCAGGAAGTGGCCGACCGCGTGTGGCCGCAGATGTCGGACTTCCTCAGCAAGCGGGAACCGGGGGCCAAGCGCACCGAGAAGATATTCGACTCGACCGCCTGCCTGGCGCTGGAGAAGTTCGCCGCCGCGATCCATTCCCTCATCACGCCGGACAACCAGCAATACCACGGCCTGACCCCGGGCGACAAGTCGCTGCGTGAATACCATCCGCTCAAGCAGTACCTTGAGGACGTATCCGAGGCCCTGTTCGCCGTTCGCCGGTCTCCCTTCGCCAACTTCAGCAGCCAGGCCAGCGAGTGCTACAAGAGCCTGGGCGCATTCGGCACCATGGGCATGATGGTCGAGGATGTTGTCGGGCGCGGCATCCGCTACAAGTCCTGCCACCTGGCCGAACTCTACGTCAGCGAGAACGAGCACGGCATCATCGACACCGCGCATCGCCGGTTTGAATACACGGCCCGGCAGGCGGCCGGCGCCTTCGGCCTCGACAACCTTCCCGGCAAGATCAAGTCGGCGCTGGAAAAGAATGACGATGCCAGCAAGTTCGAGTTCATCCATGCCGTCGAGCCGAACCGGGACAGGAAGCGCGGCCGGCTGGATTGGGAAGGCATGCGCTTCAAGTCCTGCTATGTCTCCATCGAGGGACGGCAACTGATCGAGGAGGGCGGCTATCGCACATTCCCCTACGCCATCAGCCGCTACAGCACCAACCCAAAGGAAGTCTATGGGCGCGGCCCGGCCATGATGGTGCTGCCCGATATCAAGATGCTGAACGAGATGGAGAAGACGACGCTCCGCGCCGGGCACATGGCTGTTGATCCGCCGCTACTGCTGCTGGAAGACGGGGCGCTGCAGGGCTTCCAGATGCGCCCGCGCGCCCTCAACTTCGGCGGCGTGGATTCGGAAGGCCGGCAGATGGTGCAGCCGTTGAAGACCGGAGCGAACCTGCCTTGGCAGATCGAAATGAACGACGGCAAGCGCAAGCTCATCAACGAGGCATTTTTGGTGACGCTGTTCCAGATCCTTGTCGAGACGCCGCAGATCACCGCCACTGAGGCCCTATTGCGCGCCCAGGAGAAGGGGCAACTCCTCGCTCCGACCATGGGGCGGCAGCAGTCCGAATTCCTCGGCCCGATCATCGAGCGCGAACTGGATATACTCGCCATGGCCGGCGCGCTGCCAGAGCCGCCGCCGGAAGTGGCCGAACTCATGCAGGACGGCATGATCGAGATCGAATACACCAGCCCGCTGTCCCGCCTGGTGCGGTCCGAGGATGCCGTGTCCATCCTGCGCACCTTCGAGCAGCTGTCACCGATGGCGCAGCTTGACCCCGGCGTGTTCGACGTGTTCGATACCGATGCCCTGCCGCGCGAACTGGCCGAGATCAACGGCGTGCCGGCCAAGGTGCTGCGGTCGAAAGAGGCGGTCGCCCAGATCAAGGAACAGAAGCGCCAGGCGGCTGAAATGCAGTCCATGCTGGCCGCCGCACCGGTTGCTGCCGATGCCGCCAACAACCTTGCGAATGCCGCCGCCACGGCCGCGAGCATTCCGCAGACCATTCCGGGGATGGGGTGATGGAAGACTCCTGGAAGCGTGACGACGAAGCCTGGGCGAAGCTGGTTCGGGAAGCCGCCCGCACCCTTTACGGCGTGCTGATCGTGCCCGCCATCATCTTTGTGACGCTGTTCCTCTGGCTGTGGGCATGAGCAAGGCCATCGCCGTCTTCCTCTTCGGGGTTGCCCCGATCCTAGTCTGGATATGGTTTGCCATCCGGGAGGTTGTCAGATGGGGGTGAAGGACTACATCCGCCGCATGTTCCAGTTGCGCACGGCCTTTCGCGCCTGCTTCCTCGGCGCCGATGGCCGGCCCACGGCGCAGGGCGAGATCGTCTTGGCCGAGCTGCGCCGCTTCTGCCACGGCAACCGGCCGACCATCAAGAGCGGCCTACACGGCATTGATTCACACGCTTCCATCGCCGCCGCAGCGCGGCAGGAAGTGTTTTTTCGCATCACCGCCATGCTGAAACTGGACGATTCAGACATCAACCGGATGCAGGAACTGGCGGCACATCAACAAGGAGAAGACATTTATGGCTGAAGCGGCGATTGTGAACGAAGATGGAAGCGCGGCCGGTACTGGCGCGGGTACTGGTGGTGCAACCACCGACCAGACTTGGGCGACCGGCTTTGACGAGGAAACCCGTGGCTGGCTGGGTGGCATGGGGGTGGACAAGCTCCCGCCCGATCAGGCGCTGGCCAAGGTCATCCCCATGTATCGGGGCGCCGAGAAGAAGCTCGGCGTGCCGGCCGACCGCCTCATTGCCCTGCCGAAGGACGACAACGACGCCGACGGCTTCCGTGCCGCCATGCTCAAGCTAGGGCTGCCGGAAACCCCGGACGGCTACGAACTGAATGCACCGGAAGGCGACCCCGGCACCTTCATCAAGGAGGCTACCGGATGGATGCACGAGCTGGGCATCCCGAAGCGTCAGGCGCATGGCCTTGCCGAGAAGTGGAACGGCTATGTGCAGGCGCAACAAACGGCGCGCGAAGCCGAACTGAATGCCAAGGCGACCAAGGACATCGACGGCCTGAAGCTGGAACTTGGCGACCAGTACGACGCCAGCGTGGAGTTGGCGCGCCGTGTCCGCCGTGCTGCCGGCCTGTCCGATCAGGAAGCGCAGCAGATCGAGGACACCATCGGCGTGGGGCGTGCCATGAAGATGTTTGCTGAACTCGGCCGAAGCATGGGCGAGCATCGCTTCAAGGGCGGGGAGGATGGCGGGACGACGTTCGGCATGTCGCCGGAAGGCGCCCGCGCCCGCATCATCGAACTGAAGAAGGATACCGGCTTCCAGTCCAAGCTGTTCGCCAACGACCTGGCAGCGAAAGAGGAATGGACGCGCCTGCACAAGACGGCGTATCC